GGCCGGGGCCACCAGGGCCGGGGCGCGCCCTACGGCGGCGAAAACACGTTGACCGGCTTTTATGAGAATCTAAGTGAAGCGCCGACCACCTATTACACTGAAGAGGACATTCATGAAAACGAAGGATAATTTGCACCCACTGATGCGCGAGATCATCGCGCCCTGGGCGCCGCTCACGTACGCGGATCATTATTACGTCGATCTTGGGTTTAGATACAAGCGCGGCCAAGTGTCAGAGCATGAATATAAGATGGCGCTGGCGGAAGGCCCCGAAGCGCGCCGGCTTATGGGCCGGGGTGCCATGGAAGCGATGCGGAGCGCCTATTGATGGTTTTACTAATCGCCCTTATACTGGCGGCGCTGCTGGTCGTTTTGCTTGATCTGTAGCAGTTGCCATAATTCACAAGGCCCCTTCACAGGGGCCTTTTTTTATGTCGACGCCGTAGGCGGTGGGATTGTCTACTTCACCAAGCGCACGGCCAGGGGCGCCGGTATGTCCTCGACCATGCGGCGCAGTTCTGACTTTGGCCGGCTGGCCATCTCAGGCGCGCAAAACATGTGTTTTTTGCTTTGAAAGTCACCGGACGCGACGCGGCCCAAGTCAACCCACCCAGCCTCTTTGAGCGCGTGCAGTAGGGCCGGCTGGGGAACCTTCACACCGGCCGGAGCGGCGCCAGCCACGCGGTCACACAATGCATGGAAGGGCGACGCCACCACGCCTTTTGAAAATTCGCCCAGGCGCCCGCGCATCAGTTCCACAAGGTACGATTCGGCCATGCTCATCCCATGCTCGACAAGGTTCAATTTGAATTCTGTCATCATGGGCGCAGCGCCAGGGTTAAACGCGGAGACGTCGCGAGCATGCAGCCAGGCGCCCACGGCCGCAAGCCCTCCGGCTTTGTACCATGCCCACATTTTGGTGGCAGCGTCAACGGTCATACGCGGGGCATGCGACCAGACGCACATCCAGCGGCGATCCTGAGAATCTAGGCTAATCGGCACGGGGTCATTGGAAAACGCCAGCACGAACACGCGGTTGGCCATTTGGTAGGGGTGTAGGCCCTTGCGATTGACCGTCAGCATCTCAGGCGGCGCGGCGATGATAGGTTTCAATCTATTGGCCAAGGCTCGGCGTTCTTTTGCGTCAGGCTCTTTCAATTCATTCAAGATCAAGATTTCGGATTCAAGGGCGTAGCCAAATTGGCTGCTCATGGTGTCATTGTCCAGCAGGCCACGGTTTTTAAGGTGGGGGCCACAAACGGCCCAAATGAACGGCGCCCACATGGTGTCTTTGCCTGAGCCCTGGTCGCCGCCATGCAGCACGGCGTGATTGATCTTGATGCCGGGGAATTGGATTTTGAAGGCCATCACGTTTAGGATGTGGTCAAGTTCGCGCTGATCGGGCACAAGCGTTTTGCAGTGATCCATCCATGGGCCAATGTCACCGGCGGCCACTGGCGGCCGCGCGTCGCGCCAGCGGTTGCCGTACAGGTCACCGTCGCGCGCCACAATGACCGATTCGCCGGCGGCGTAAGTGATCCCCACAAGCGCTTTGGCGCCGTATTCCTGGCGGTTCTCATCAAAGCAAATTGACGCCTCGACCTTGGGGCGCTTACCATGGATCGAATTGCAGGGGATATGACGGAACAAAGCGTTAAAGGTGCTGCGGGAAATTTCGCGGCGGTCTTGCATGTCAAAATAAGATTCGTCGTCTTGAATGTAGGCAAAACGGCCGTACCACTGCGCCTTCTCAACGCGGCCCAGTTCTTTGCGCTCGACCTCGGCAATGATGGCCGCTGCCGCGTCGGGGAACGCTTCGGTGGGCTTAATTTTAGACAGGGCTTGATCCATGGCCAAGGTCAGTAGCTCATCACGTAAGCCTGGGGCATGCTTGGGGCCGCCGTTCTCTGACACCCACTGCAAAAACATGCTAGACCCATATTCAACGCAGTGGCTATGCAGGCAGCAGTAAGCGCGGTTGGCGGGCATGTAACGGCCTTCAGGGTTGCCGTCGGTGTGGCTAGCTGAGTTGGGGCACATCACGCCAGCCCAGCCTTCTTGATTGGGTTTAGACAGTAACAAACCCTGACTACTGAGCCACGCCATCACGTCATCAGCGCCGTCATCTGACAAGCGGATCGGCTTAAACCCCACAGAGTCAGCCGGCGCAGGCACGACGCCAAGCGCATCACAAATTTGGTCAAGTGTAAAGTCACGCGCTGGGTGAAACTCCACCAACTTGGCAGCAAAATTGTTGCGATCGGGTTTTAAATTGATCGAGCCAGGCAGACGAAAGTTACGCACGGCATTGATCGCGCCCTTGTCGGTATAACCCGCATCCGCGATGGCTTTGATCGCGGCGGCAAAATCTGCCTTAGTGGGTTGCTCTGAGAAAGCGTAACCCCACTGGAATGAACCCTCTGAGGTTTCCATCTTCCACGTCGGCTCAAGGGGCGGGATGGCCGCCTTTGTGCCCACGTCATCCAGCACCATCACAAGCACATATTCACAATATGCCGCGCCTGCTGAGACGTGGCCATCTTTGAAACGGTCGATAATGAATGACGCCGTGTTGCCGTAAATTGCCCAATCGTTTTTGATGCGCGCGTTGGGCAGCATGGCGGGCCATGTGCATTTGATGGCGCCATCTGCATGGAATTGCAGTTCTTTGCCAATGGGCTTTTGACGCACGATCAGCGCAGTCTCGCCCTCTGGCGCCAAAGAAATTAAAAAATCAAGAAAGTTCATTTGCCATACCTTTTCATAGTTTTTACTTCAGCGTTCAAAGGCAGGCCGTCTGCCCATGCTGGCGCTGTACACATCACACGTTTTAAATTTTGTTCTGCATCAGGATCAGAAGTCTCAAGCACAATTTCATCATGCACATGCAGCACAACGTCATCGAGTTGGCGCAGGGCGTGGCGAAGCAAGTCGTTGGCCACTGCCTGCGTTACATTTTCACATGCCAAGCCTTTCCATAGACGGGCGCGTGGCCATTCTTTTGCATCTTGCGCTGGCTTCCATGCCGCTTTGGCATAACTGACGCCCTCTGATTCCAATTTGGCATAGGGGTAGCACAAAATGCGCCCTGACGGTAGGGCATACCACAGGTGCAGGCCATCATATAAATATGTTATAAGGCCGGCTTTGAACTCGCGCCCCTTGTTTCTCATTGCTCTGGTGTACGCGTCCTCAAGCGCCGACCAATAAGGTACGCTCCAAGTATTAGCACGCCGCCAGCCATCCACCATGCGTTTGGCAACTGGCTCAGGAAGACTGACCCCATAAGCACGACCCATAGCAGCAAAAGCGCCCACGCCGCCAGCAAATCCACAGGCAAGTTCTTGAACTTTCCCAATTTGGCGCTGGTCGTCGGTGACGTCGGTAACTGAGATATTGAACGTGGCTGCGGCATTGACTTTGTAGACGTCTCTGCCGGTTCTAAAAATCTCCAACTTGTCTTGACCTCGGCCTGAGAGCCATGGATTGACTCGGGCTTCAATGGCCGACCAGTCGGCAACGACAAGGTGCTTGCCGGCTGCGGGGATGATGGCGGGTCTGAGCATTCCTTTGAGAACATCGGTAACGCGCTTTCCATACCGAGGCACGATAGCGTGCCCTCTGACCATAGCTTGTCTGACGTCGGCGGGCTTTTCAGCGCACTTGCGGGTGAAGTTGTGAACTTGGGCGCCGTAGGACGATGCGCGTCCTGTTGCTGAACCGCCTGCAAATACAAACGCTCCTCGGACTCGCTCATCTTCAACATCTGCCAAAGCTGCAAGTCTGTTAAATTTTGCGACTGACGATGCCCATAGGTCGTCTGCGCATTGGATGACTTCTTGAACATCGGGTGGTACTCCATCACAGTTTAAAAGGTTGGCTCTCACGGTTTTATCAATGCTGACCTTGTCGTCTTTCTGCATCAGCTTGCGTGCTTCTTCGTCCACGCGATCCCAAACCCACTCACGCATGCGGGGGCTGCGAACGCTGGTGATCACGCCGTTGGTCACTTCTTTGACAATCTCTTCGATCTCGATTAGTTCGTCTGATGCGTACTTGACTGCGGCGTGGCACAGCGGCACGTCAACCAGCACACCACGGTCGTTGATCTGCTCGTTGACGTGGTAGTCCAGCAGCTCCTCATCACTGAGGTCGCGCATGCCCTTGCTGATCGCACGCATGGCACGCACGTCCTGCTCACAATACTTAATCATCTCTTGCCTAAGTTCTGGCGAGTCTTTGAATGGTGGCACGCACATCAAGCGGATCAGTTGCGCGCCTCTGTGGTCTTTCTTCATGGACGCGCCAGCAAAGCGGCCAACATCTTCCAGACTGCCAGGCGCGCAGTTGGCACGGGCTTGTGTTGCAGTGCAATAAAACTGCTCCAACTTAAAATCTATTTGTAATACATACCAAAAAATCAAGCGCTCAAACGCGGCGTTGTGCGCCCTGATCTGGCCGGTGTAGTTGCGCACGCGCTCGGGGAATGGATCAGACGGCAGCCACGTCACCACGTCCTCATCGTCAAACGCATAAGATAACATTAGAACGTCAGTCGAGCTATCCTGCGCATAGTTGTACACGCCCTTAGAGCGTAGGTCGCATTCACTGCGCGTTTCAAAATCTAACCAAAGCATTGGCGTCTCCTTTCCAATGGGCGCTCATAACGCCCATCAGAAAGTTAGGCGCTACGGCGGCGGCGTGCTGGCGCTGCTGGCTCGGCCTCTGGCTCAACAGCCGCAGGCGCTTCGCCATCCATGCTCACCCACTCGACAACTTCAAACACTGGCGTGTAAATCTTGCCGTAGGATTTGTGGGCGTAGTGGTCTTTTTTCAGACGCACAACTGGTACTGGCTTGGTCTGGTCTTTCTCGACCTGCTCGGCCAAGGCCACGGCCAAGGTCTGAACCGCACGCTTGCCGCCCACTGACGTGGTGGTGAAGCGCGCTTCCATGCCCTTGTCTTCGCCAGAGATGCACTTAAGTGACATGCCGACTTGAGTCTCCCAGCCTTTCTTAGCAGAGGGCGGCGCCTCATCCAACTCAGGCAAAGGATGGCTGACGGACACCATCTTCTCGCCCAGCACTTCGCCATCGCCCCAAGCGATGAAACCATGCACGAATGAGAAAGGGTTGACCGCCCAGATGGCGTCGTCTTCGACTTCGGTTTGATCTGCACCAAAGACCCAGTGGCCGGTCTTGTCCATCTTGATGATGACAACGCCAACTGGGCCGACTTCGGCTTGGATCGAACGCAAAGCGCTAGACAAAGTAGAAACTGCGGGTAGATTAGCTTGAGAGAAGGTTACTAAATTTGACATGATTTTCCTTACTGTAGTTTAGAAAGGGCAGAAGATAACTGTTTGCCCAAGAGCATCACTTCGGGTCGTGGATCATCCACGGTTGCCAAAGTGTTACCTGAAGAGATGGCGACCACTAGGTCTTCCGGTAGGCCGATCTTGCGCTTTTTAAGCGCCTTTTCGGCCTTGGCGGGGGAGACGACAGTAGTCTCCATCACTTCAGATTCTGTGAGGCCATATGCGAACAAAGCGATCTTCGCTTTCTCTTCGTCTGACCATGACCGGATGGCACGCTTGGCCACCAGTTTGTATTCGGGCAACTTGGCGCCAGACTCAAGCATCTGCAATGCCAAAGCGCGCAAGTCTTTGATCCACTCTTCTAGCATGTCAGCGGTCTTGAGGTACTGGCTGATCTGCGGTGCTGGCAGGGCTTCAATCTGCACCTTCAATGCACGCTCAACTGCGCCGGTCATCTTGGGGCACACGGGCTTGGCCGCGCACCACTTGCAGTGATCGCCAACGGCCAACTTGGCGTCTGGCTTTTGGGATTCTTTAACCGCCTGCACCAACTGCAATTCAAACTCTGCTATGCGCTTAGGCGTCGTCACCCAGCGGCGCACTTGTGGTGGTTGCACAATGACGCATTCAATCTCAGTGACGCCCTCAAACGCCCACTGCGCTTCTGGCGTGCGCATGGCAGCCGCCGCGTAAAACATCAGTTGTGGGTTTTCCTCAACCTCGACCATAACGCCGTCGCCGAATTTCCAATCCAATACAACGGCACGATTGCCAAGACGACCGATAAGGTCAGTAGAGCCAAAGACGCCGTCAAGCAAGTCACCAAAATTGACACTTGTCTCGGCCTCGATTTCCATAATTCGCTGTGGGTCGATTGCATCTAACGCCTCCAGTGCTGGTTTGATTTTATTATCAATCAATTCTTGCGTCAGGACTTGGTCTTCGTAACGTGCGCCAAGGTAATGCTCAGGGGCTTCGTCACCCATGATAAGTTCGGCCATGACGTTGTGTAGGAGTGTGCCTTCGTCAGCATATTTGCTGGATGGCCTTGGCGGCATCTTTTGCACCAGCGCCACACTGCCTGGGCAGTTGATGACGCGCTTTGCTGTAGAGCCGCCGACGATATTTGAGTGAAGCATACTTTCCTTTATTGAATTGAACTTGAATATTAGCACAGAAAATATTGTTGTGCAAATCTTTTTTACATGTATACTTTACGGCATGAGAGAAAAAGAAATTGAAGTTTATTTTGATTGGGCGGTGCAGCGCATCGGTGGCCGGACTTGGAAGTTTACATCTCCCGGACGCAAAGGTGTAGCAGATTGCATTGCGTGTTTACCCGATGGCCAGACGTGGTTTGTGGAATTGAAAACCAAAGGCGGCAGATTAAGCGAACTACAAAAACTATTTCAGACAGAGATGGCGTTGCTGGGTCAAAGTTACGCGTGTTTATGGACTAAGGAACAAGTTGATGGTTTCATTACGACCGTATCAAGAGACAGCCGCTGACTTTTTATATTCACGCGACCGCGCCATGATCTTGGCACCAGTGGGGGCGGGTAAGACCGCCATCACACTGACGGCCATGCAAGACATGCTTTTTAATGAAGAAGTCGGGCGGTTTTTAGTGCTGGCGCCCAAGCGCGTCTGCACTGACGTGTGGCCAATAGAAGTAACCAAGTGGGCGCCCTTTCACGAAATGGCCGTGGCCGTGGGCACACCTAAGCAACGGCTGGCGGCGTTAGAGTCAAGCGCCCGCATTGTGGTGACCAACTACGACAACATTCAATGGCTGGCCGAACAAACGCTGGACTTTGATGCAATTGTTTTTGATGAACTGACGCGTCTTAAGAACCCGTCAGGCGCACGCTTCAAGGCGCTTAACAAAATCATTGCGCCTATGACAATCCGTTGGGGCTTGACCGGCTCGTTCACCAGCAACGGCCTTGAGGACGTGTTTGGCCAGTGCAAGATTGTTGACCAAAGCCTGCTAGGCCGCGCTAAGGGTGCGTTCATGCAGCAATACTTTGTACTCGTGAATAAAGACTTCGGTGAGTGGGCTCCCAGAGTGGGATCACTTGAGAAGGTCATGGACGTGATACGGCCTGCCACATTTGTCTTGGAAGCTGGTGAGTATAAGGACAAGTTGCCGCCGTTGCATACGGTTGAACTGGCCTGCACGATGGATTTGACGCCTTACAACACCATGAAAAAAGACTTTGTGCTAGAAGGCATCACAGCCGTCAACGCCGCCGTTGTCACGGGCAAGTTACAGCAACTGGCGTCAGGTTTTGTTTACGACACGAAGACCACGCCGTCAGAGTCGCCTGGCAAGTTTAAAGTTGACCAGCGCCCGATCTGGTACAGCATGCACAAGTTTGAACGCCTTGAAGAATTATTAGACGAGAACCAGCATGCCAACACCATTATTGTGTACAACTACCAAGAAGAACTTGCCGAACTCAAGCGACGCTTTAACGTTACCACCCTTGACGACACCGACGCCATTAAGCGATGGAATGACGGCAAGATTCGACTATTGGCCGTGCATCCAAAATCAGCCGGCCACGGGCTTAACTTACAGCATGGGGGCTGTCACATGGTCTTTCTGTCCCTGCCGTGGAGTCTCGAACTTTACGAGCAAACCATCGGACGTCTGCACCGATCCGGCCAACAGCACCCCGTGTGGTGCTACGTTATGTTAACCAGCAAAACGGTGGATGAAAAAATTTGGGCGGCTTTGCATGACAAGCGCGCCATATCGGACATTGCAATGGAAGAACTGAAATGAGTTATATCGTGGCATCGCTGCCGCCCATGAAGTGCTTTGTGAAGCGCGAGTTTTTGTACAACGATCACAAGGGGCACGGCGAGTTGGAGCCGGCCATCTGGGTCAGCCTTAAAGCCTTGCGTGGCCAAGTGTTTCGCATTGAGTCACTGCTACCTAACTACGGCGCGCTGTACGACAAACTGCCCATTCACGCGTATGTCTGGCATGCAGAGGCTGGCAACCTGCCAATTGACACGCTTCAGTTGTGGGACTGCATGGGTTACAGATTTACCATTGTTGAAAAGATTGGCCTGCGCAACCTGGGCGTTAAGTTTTTGGGTAAAGACAAAGAATGGCACTTTGGGCGCTACTTGTTTACAGTGGACTTTTGCGCTGACGGCATGGACTTGGACACGGGGTTTACCGAGCAGGCCGAGGAACACAAGTCGTTTAATTGGATTGCGCTAGACAACGGCCAGTTTGCCTGCCAGCCTAACAACCGATGCCTGTGGTACGACCAGAGCCTGATCCCTGCTGAGACAAAGTTTCCTGACTTCCAAGCGGCCCAGCGACTGTGGACAGTGGATGGCACACGCAAGTGGTCAGCAGGCGATGATTGGTTTTACGATGTTAAGGAAAGAAAATGAAACGAATTGATCAATGGAAAGCCAAACTAAAAGTGGCCAACGCCGAGTTGCGCATCAGGGCGCGCGAGGCCAACGCCGCCGCCCGTGCTGTTGTTCGCGTACATACAACAATAAAGCAATTGGAGAAGAAGATTGACAACTACATGGCGAAGCCTTAACAACGAACTTAGCAGGATGAGCGAAGAAGACGTCCTCAGACTGCTTAACGAGGAACGTGATGGCGCCAAGCGCGTCACCATGCTTCAGCGCCTTCACCAGCGCTACAACACCCTGCGCGTAGCGAGGGAAAGACTAGAACTACTTAAAGGAGCAACACAATGATCAACTGGACACCACCAGAAGGAACCAAAGTGACTTACCCAAGCAAGAGTCTACAAGACCGCGCATTTAACTACCAGCGCGGCTCCGACGTGCAGGCGCTCTGGCGTGAGCACGGTTGGGTGCCGCCAAGCGAAGGCATGACACCACCACCGCCTGAGAAAGCGTTTGAGATCAGGAGAGTCAGGTAAATGCCGCGCCCCAAACCACCTGAACCATTGACGTTTAGAAACATACGAATGTCAGATAGACATTGGATGATCATGCAAGAACTTGGCGGCGCCGAATGGTTACGCAATTACTTGGATAAAAACGCCAAGATGCCGGCCAAGTATTACCGCCTTGAACTAGACGCGCCGTCTAAAAAGGAAGCCAATGATTAACAGACCAGACTTTGCAACATGGAGCCAGGCCAACTTGGCCAAGTTTGCTGAAGACGCCTACGCCAAACTGTGCGAACAAGACGACCGCATACAGATGCTGCAATGCGATCTAAAGACCGCCATTGAGGCGTACAGGGCGCTAACTAAGGAATAGGGCTACTTCAGCTTTGCGCCTTTTGACGAGCCCCGCTACTTCTTTGCCTCCAGCTTTAGTCCAACTCATAAAAGCCTCGGCGGCGGCATCCCATTCACCACGGTTGACCTTCATGCGAATGGTTGACCGTTGGTAATTTCCTAGCCCAGCATTGTAGGCAAAAGAGACAACAGCGTCGAATTTGCTTTGATGACTAGCAAGAGCAGGAGAAAGTCGAAGAACACCACGCTCAAAATTATCGATGTCCATCTTGAATAAGTTGACCAATTCTTCTTTCGACCAAACACGGGCATCTCCCTCTTTTAGTTGATAGTCAGACCTGATAAGCCCTGTGTAACCCTCTTTGCGAACGTTTGGTAGGTTTAATTGGTCGCTATACATTGCGTGACCCCAGCCCACTGTCCAAATTGCGGCACTGCACCGATAAGGCTTGTTTCTGTAGCCCTCAAAAAAGTGCATCAAGTCCTCACCAGCTTTGCTGACTTTCATTTTTTAGACCAAGAACGTGAGCCAAACCAAAACCCAATAATGCCTCCAAGCATTGCCATCTCATCCGTAGAAAAGATAATGTCAGATAAGCGAATCAGGTCTTCTATGCTCATCACTAGAGTTGGGCGGCTATAAACGTAGTAAGCAATCCATGCGTTTATTGCACACAGCTCAAGTACAAAGATGTAAGTTACCATCGGGCGAACAGTACCCACAAAGTTAACCACCCAACGACTTGCGTTTTCCATGACCTTTTTATCGTGGTCATAAGCCGCCACGGTCATCTCAGCATCTGTCTGCATCGCAATCTGATCGGTGCGTATTTCTTCCATGCGCTCTTGGGCAGCAAAGCCCTGCGCCATCATCTGTAGCTGTAATTCCACTTGAACACGTGCTAAAGCTAACTCATGCTTTTGGTCAGCCTTGTTCTGAAAGAAATCAAGTAGTTTAGGTAAGCCCGAAATTAACAAGCCACCAAGTGTTGAGAATAGAGATAGCATTATTTTTTCCCCAGTTTTTCGTAAATAACAGCAATGTCTTGTCGGTTGTGCATGATATCGTCACGATTCTTTTGGATTTCTTTTTCCAAATCTTGACGCAGTTTTTCACGGGCTAACTCTGCACCTGTATTGGTAGCTTGTTTGTTGTCTGAAGTAACAACCAAACTAATCTTGTTGTTTAGCACAGTCACTTCATGCGACAAGTGGGAAAGTGAATTCATCAAGTACACAACACAAGTGAACAGAATTGGCAGGATGGCAAACGCCACCTTCTCAATCAAAGCGTGTTTTTCGTTTGGTTCGCTCATAGTCCAATCATTCCAAGTAGTTTATCGACAATTTTCCCAGCCAACTCGTCGGGCAGGAAGCGGAGCAGCCCAAGCACCCACCAAGCGATGCACAGGCGCACAAACACTTTGAGAAACAGGTCAAATTGTTTCTGGTACTCATTCACCGACCACACCGTATTCTGGCGCAAACGTCTGAAATCTCAGCAATGCCCCAACCGACAGCGCCAATGAGCATGACAATGACAACAATGCCAACAGCCCACGCCATTTGCTCTTCTTCGTCTTCTTTGCGTTTCTTTTCATCGGCCTTGGCTTGGCGCGCTAGATGCGCGTCTTCAACGTCCATTTTCTGCTGGCGTTCTTTAATCTTGTTCCACACATCTACGCGGCCAGTGGCTTGAAAGAGTAGCATCAACTCAGCTTCAAAGCGTTTGGCCTCATCAAGTGCCATTTCAATCTGTAGCGCTACGCCAAGGTTAGACTTGTTGCCAGAGCGCTTGGCCTCGACCATGGACTTAGTCGCCACGCTTTTGGCGTCAAACATTTTGGCAATCATAGGGGCCAAACCCGCCAGATCGTTAGCAACCTTGCTTGCCTTTTTGACAAGTCCTATGGCTTGCTGTAACCCTTCAAGCGCTGTGATCGGATCTATCATTTTCGCTCAACCTTTTCCCACTTAAGGCATACTACTTTGCGATTGTAAACATCACCCGTCCACGTCCACTTGACGCACCTATATTCAGAAACTTGTGGGATTAGCATTACCACAAGCAGCCAACTCATTTGTCTACTTTATTGTCCAGTTTGTCAAAAATTTTGCCAAGCATTTCTTTAACGTCGCGCATGTCAGCGCGGTAGTCGTCCCGCGTGACGTAGTTCAATGGTATAGCCCGCACGTCTGTGTCTAGGCGCTCAATGGATCGGTAGATGTTGTTCAGCACCCAACCACCTAAGAACCCCGCCAGACTTACCGCGATGTTAAAAAGAACTTGCGTATCCATTATCTTGCCAACGCGTTTTGGTTTTCAGGTTCAGCGCGGCGTGACATTTCTGCACCAAGCGCCCGAGTGCCAGCTAAACTTGCGGCAGCACCGGCGCCAGGCGTAGCCGCACGGCGGGCCGCTTGCAGTTTGATAGCAGTCTCAATCTGATCAGCGGCTATGGCAGGGTTGGTCAACTCCCGTGCGATTTCCAACGCAATCTTATCGTCCATACGAAGCGCTAGGCGTTTAACGACATTGTTAAACACCGTGATTGGTACGGATAAAAAGTTTGGCAAAGGCAAACCAGCTTCTCTACCAGTTTTTGTGGCCAAACTTTTAATGTCAGTGCCCGCATCTGCACCAGCTTTTACCAAGCGCTGATACTCGCCTTCACGCAATAGGTCTTGCCTGACTGCATTTACATGGCTCAATTGCTCAGGCGTAAATTGTTTAGTCAACTCGCCAATTCGTTGCTCAACTGCAAGCGCGTTAGCGCCTGCGGGTAATGGTGGCGCTAATTTATTGCCGCTGGCTTTTGCAAGCTCTTCAATTTTTGCCAAACGAGCCGCGTCTTTAGCAACTACGGCGACGCGCTGAGTAATGTTCATGCCGGCGCCATCAAGAATTTTAAGCGGTTCGGCATACTTTTTTATAAACGCGGCGTGCGACTCAGGCGTTACGCGCCCAGCAGCGTCTGTTACTTCGCGGCGGTATAGGTCTTCAATACCAGTGCGCGCAATCTTCATTGCGTCGGGGTTTTTGTCAAACAAACGCAAGAAGTCTTTAGCTTCACTTTCGCCTTTAGGTTGAAAGTATTTGCTAACAACATCTTCTGGCTTGATCTTAGTCTCTTGCAAGTTTGTTTGCTTAAACAAGTTGGCGTTAATGCCTTCTTTAAAACGCGGCGCATATTGCGTGCGATAGGTGTCTAGCGCGCCTTTGTACAGCGTCTTAGCTTCATCGCTTAACGCAGCGCTTGACTTAACCGCGTCATCAATCGCGGCATGTAACTGCTTTAGATTGCGTAGCGTTGTGGCCGCCATGGGCGCGTTGCTTGCCGAGGCCGCAGCAATATCGGCATTGATGGCTTTACGAACATCATCCAGTTGCAACAAAGTTGCTTCTGGTGTTGCTGGGGGCGGCGTAGGCGCTTTTGCGGTCTTGAAACCCGCTTTGCCAACCGTTACTGCTTCCGCTTCAGGCACTGACGGCATAAAACCGCGCAATTTGCGGACGGTGTCTGGCGCAGTTTCAGTGGCAAAACTAGATAGCTTGCGGTCAAGAATACGTTCGGCTTCGCTAACAACTTTTGACACGTCAATCTTTACGTCGCCAGCAGCCTCAAACGCCGCGTCGTACGCGGGTTTTATTACATTTGTTTTGACTGCTTTTTGTTCAGCCTTGGCCGCGTCAATCAATGTGCTACCAACTTCACCCGGCGTTACGTTAACTAAACCGCGATCAATTTTTGCTTGGATGCGTTGCTTAGATGCGTCAAATTTAGCCGCCGCCCGTACTTCTTGTTCTTGGCGGGCAACAATATTTTGCGCTTCTTTGGATGCGTAAATATCTGCCGCACCAGGCACTTGACGAGCGCGCGCTTGCAATACTGACAACCCTACACTACCCGCAGGCGCGGCGACTTCGCCAGCAGTCGGTGATGTGCCAGGAACAATTTGTACACGGCCACGCAAAGCATTAACAATTTCTTCGCCCTTGTCGCCAGCAGCTTTAAGGTACTGATCAAGTTTGATGTTCTTAAGTTTGTTTACGTATTCAGCGCCTTTGGTAATAACAGGGCTTACAACACCGCGCCCAAAGGCTTCCATTGTCGCGCCTTCAAGCACGTTTTGGGCTTGGCGTGTAGCCGATTGAGGGAGTGTTTCTTTACCACTTTCACCCGCCGCGAATCGCAACAACTCTTTAGCGCCAGCGTAGCCTGCGCCTGCACCGACTACCGTGCCTAATGGGCCCGCTCCTGATCCAGCTAATGCACCGCCAGCACTACCAAGCGCCTCAACAGCAGGCGCAACAAACTCTACTTGTTCTTTACGTGGCTTACCCGCAAGCGTTGCGCCCATCTCAAACGGCGCAGACAGTATGTCAAACATACCGGCTTTGCCTCGCGTGGCGGGGGCCGCAGCGGGCTTAGGTGCGGCGCTAAAAGTTTGGGCTGCAAATGCTTCTATTTGAGTAGGCGTTGCGTCATCCGGCCCTTCAAAAACATGGACAGTGCCATCTGGGCCTTGAACACGGTATTTGGTAGCCATTATCCACCCTCTTTTCCAAGATATTTAAAACCGCCAGTGCCTGCGGCAGGGGCGTTGCCGCTAGGTGCTTTTGGTGCTGGTAAATCACGGAACTGAGGAAAGCGCTCAAAATCTTCAGCGCGCGACTTTTCATACGTATCGCGGATACGTGCGGCAGCGCCTTTGGCTTGCTCTTCTAGCAAGGCAATTTGCTCAAGCAACGGCCCTTTACCTTTAACTTCGTCTAGCACTGCAATTTGATCAGCCAAAATTTTCCATTCTTGATTGGCGATAGATCCAATCGCGCCCGACATGGCCGCTGTCGCTTTGCCTAGCGCGGTTACTTTACCGCGTAAGTTAGCCAAACGTGTTTCCGCTTGCGCTGCGCCGCCTTCAGGGAACGACGGCAAAAATTTACCTGTAAAGCCTGTGGCTGCGGATAGCCCTGGTGATGTTTTTACCGCCTCAGCAGAAGCTAATAAATCATCTATTTGCGACAATGCAGTTGATGCGGCTTTATAGTCTTTACTGACATCGGCACGCAATTTAATTGCTTGTCCTTCTGTCAGCGGTTTCATACTGCCAACGCCGGGTTCTTTACCGCCCACGCCAATAACACCTGGGGATCCAACGCCGCCACCTTGATAGCGACGAGCATCAACAGCAATCATTTGATTTGGGTTAGTAGGGTCAACAATTTGTGTAACTGTTGGTGCAACAGGCTGCGCTGGTGGCCGACTTTGTTGTGCGATTTGTATCTTTTGCGCTTGCACGTCAGCAGGCAACGGTACATCTGCGTAAGAACCAACCGTGGTAGGCGCGCCACTAAACGCAGGCAATCGCACAATGTCTGTACTTCCACTACGGTTAATTGTTTGCATCAAGGGTTTTAATTCGCTTGCACTAGCGCCTTGCGACGCAAGATATGCTTGGCGTTCTGCAAAAGGTATTGACAACAATCTTTGTTGCGTAGCCAAAGCCTTTGCTTTTTCTTCCGTTGAAAATAGCGGCGATGACTGAATGTCTTCTGTATGCGCAATAATGTTAGCGTCTGATGGACGGCCACTAATATCGCGCAAGGCTTGGCTCAACAATTTTTGTTTTTCTCTCGCCGCGCCAGCTAAAGACTTAGTTTCAGCGGCTTTTTGCGCAGCCGTAGTTGCCGCCTCTTTACGAAATGCGATACCTAATTGGGGGTTAACTTTAAACAGTTGGCTTTCGTAATCAGCCGATGTTGGGTCTAAACGACGCAATGCGTTGCGTTCATCCAACGCCGCTTGCGCATCTTGCATTTTAAGCGCGTTCATTTGTTGCGTGTCTTGCGCGGTCATAATTTGCTGGAGTTGGCCATACTGCGCCAACTGATTTGGCATTTCAATTTGTCTAACACCAAGAGAAATATTAGGGTCGAGTGCCATGATTATTCCTTACGATAGACCAATTTCGGCGTTATACCCGGGATATGGTTCGCTCATTAAAGAACTTCCCCCATAAGTAGAACCACGATTTTTTAAAGCGTTAAGTAAGTTATTACCTTGGCTATAATTTAAATACTGGCCAACACCACCTGTAAAAGCGTTAGCCATGCCCACTTGCCCCGCCGCATTTGCCGCTGCACCGCCAGTCATTAGATTGCCTACGTTAGCTGCGTTAGCCGCGCCAAATTGACCCAGTTGGTTAGCGGTAGTTTGACCGACGCCGGCTAAAGATTGATAAGGCCCAAGTTTAGCCGCGCGTTCAATCTGATAACGATTAAATGCGTTTGTGTACTCTTGCGAACCCATGTCCTGACCAAATCGCGTAGCTGCTTTTAAAGCACTGCCGCTGATCAAACCACCACGGGCAGCAGCTTGACGATCAAGCGCTTTTTGACCTTCGGATAAACGAAAACCATAGCCTGGGTCTTTTGAAAATTGCTCTGGGCCAAACATGGTGTAGTCGGCCATACCTTCTAATTTACCAAGCGCGTTAACACCTGCCGCACGATAGGGCGCTAGGTCTTGACGAGTTTGTTGAAACTGTTGGTTTTGAAGTTCAGCAGCGCGGTCTGCGGCGGCGGCTTGTGTAGACGCGGCGCTTTTAGCTGCGCTTGCGCCGAGTAAGGCGCTTCCACCAATTGCTAGGGCCATCCATGGCATATTAGTTCTCCTGTAGGCACTTGGCCAGTTCTTGCGCTTGGGCTTGATCGCTTGGCACAATTAAAACTTCGTCAACTTCGTCCAAATCAGTGCATTCGGTTGCATGAATGCAATACCACACAACATCTGTAAGCGATTTTACGCCATGATGTTTATTTGCTTCAATAGTCAAACAAGCTGGCGCATGAATAATTTTGCGCTCATCACCCGTCATCAACTCAATAGAACCACTGGCAAGGATCGACAAATGGCTAAACTTGTGCTTATGCTGCACAAGCACATGGCCCGCTGGTATCAGCGTTTCTTTTGCGTAAACCCCTGCACTAAAGTGGTGGTTGATCATTAAGTCACCTGACGTCCAGAAACACGAATATTGACCGCACTACCTGTGCCTGCAATTGTACTTATAAAGTCACCAGCGCCAAGGACTTGGCCAACCAACTCAGGGAACGTATAGACTTCAGCCGCTTGAAGCGATTTGGTCTTGGTAATCAAGTTGGTGTTGCCGGCAGTGTCAGCAACTGTGACCAAGTTGACAGAGATCGTTGCAGCCGACGCGCTGATGTTGGTGGCCGTAAATTTGTCGATAATGGTTGTGACACCCGTTGAGGTGTATTGCGTTGTTTGCGATGCCTCGGCAAATTTCGCCGGTACAAGAACTTTTACTGTGACAGTCATGGTTTACTCCAAGAGCAGATTGTTGTTAGAGGCAGCTTGCATGATGACCCAATTAGTGCCGTCAGACACCATTGTCGCCCAATTTCCTACAACTGCCAAGAGGATTGCAGTGCCCGCTGATGTACTATCTAGCGGCACAATGTTGCTCGATGCTGAGTTAACCAACTGAGCCTGCATGTTCTTAACCGTGATGACACGGCCAGACCACGCCGAAGCGCTAGGAAACGTCAACGTCAAGGCCGAGCCGGTTTTGTTGTTGATGATCCACGCATCTGTGTCGGCAATCGTATAGTTAGCCGTTACAGTCACTGGCGCAGTTGACGACAAAGCAGCGCCACCTGAAGTGGCTACACTAGCGCTCACAACAGGCTGTAACTCCAAAGCCTCAATCTGCTTTTGCATTTCAGCTATTTCAGCTTCTAAGGCAGAGCAGCAGTCAGTCAATACGTCAGACGCTGGTAAGTTTACAACTGGCGGTAAGGTCTGCAATTCCTGATTGACAGCACGCAACGCCTCGTCATACGACGCAACCAAAGACACGACATTTGGGTTAACGTCATCGCCGCTGTTGCTTGCCGCATTAAACAGCGACAAGAAAAACAAATACCAAGCGCGGTCAATTAAACCCGTGCGAGGGTCAATCAACGGCACTCGCGGGGGCGTGATTGGCGTTGGCGTAGCGTTAGGGCTAGGCATTCGTTGGACTCAAAATGAGTTCAGCGCCCATGATCGTAATTTTCACAGGGTCAGTGCCTGACAACTCATACACACGGTCACGCAATTTAACAGTCATGCCCAAACGACGCCAGATTACACGCTTGTAATATTCGCCAATTTTTCCCATGGATTTCCAATGCTCGTTTGACCAAGTGTGGCCACCATCATCGGAGAAGCGGAGCATGACTTGAGGGTCAGCGCCTTGTGTAACAACTGTCGTTTGCTCATCAATTAAATAATTATTGTTTTCTGTAATTAAATAATTGTTAGATTCAGTTATAAGATAAATTGCTTCAGCAACACCGTAACCATTTAAGCCCACGCCAGATTCGCAATCAAGTTGCAGGGTGTGTTGGGTCGTTCGTTTGAGAGTGTTTGTGCCAGTAGGCAACGCGCGCCATGAGCGTAGCCACTTTTGGATGCTGCCGTTGTCGCTAAAGTCATCTAGGTCAAACGCATAGATGTTGCCGTTCTGGTAGTCGCCAATAATGATTTGATTGTTAAACGCCATCTGGCAGTTGCCACGGTGGCGGGTAAACTGCCCGTCAGAAAAGCCAGCACGCTCATGCCACGCCTGCGTTGCCGCGTCATAGACCCAAGTTGTATTGGCGGCGGGGAAAACCAAAACATAGAAACTGTGGCCGTCCTGTTGGTATGTGTAGCCGATGGCGTCGGTCAGATCGCTGTATTGTTGAATCTGCCACTCAACCGCATGGGTTGAGATGCGCACGCCGGTGTAGCCATTGGCGCGGTAGACAATACCTTGGCCACGGCGGTCACGGCCAAGCCAGAACAGGCCGTTGTCCATCTTGGCTACTGAGTAAGGAGCCGCGCAGCCAAGTTCGTTAAACGCGCCTTGGATGCGTTGTAGGGGAAAGTCTGTTGCGCCTGAGTCATACCAGACTTCAATCGAGTTTGTACCAAACGCCCACACTTCGCGGAAGTTGGACGCCACGGCCACTAGCCCATCAGGTGAGCCTTCTGTACTAGCAAACTCCAAAGGATCAATGGACGTACCATCTAACAATGCAGTGACCCACATTTTTTGGCTGTTTGGCTCATTGAACACAAAGTAGCCGTCCAGATAGCACACCGTCACAGCGCCTGGAAAGTCTGGGTCAGTGATCTGACCAAACCCGCCCGTTGTGTTGTTGTAGATGTAACTAGGGCCATTGGCCGCGATAAACAATTGCGTGCCGTTGTCAGCCATACTGACAGGCCCAGTGCCGCTGACAGTGCCGATTAAGACGTATTCGTAAGCGTTGCTAATTTTGTAAAGTTGCGTGCCTGACACGACAAACCCCACGCCGTCTTGGGGCGAGAAAGCCCATAGGCCACGGATCGGGCCCGTGCCAATAGTGTTAAGCAACTTCAAGCCTGGGGCGCGGTTTAGGAACGCAGGCTCTTTACCGGCCTCGGGGACAATCTCAGGAAAGAGATTGACCATTCTGGCATCCGCAGCGTTGACGCTGCGTGCCACATAAGTAGAGCCAAGAATCGGCGTCTTCATTAGTAGTTACCGGCATAGATGTTGAAACGCTGGCGGTTGGCCACCAAGGCGTAAGGCAGTGCCATCACGTCATCTGGGTTGTTGATGCGCTTGAGATCGCGCTTAGAAGTCATGGCAATACGCTGCACCTGTGGGCTTGGCTCAACGCCAAACTCAGGGGCAAACTCCATAGCCAAGTTGTATGTGAACGCCCGCAGGTAGCCAGGCGGGTAAGCCAACACCGTTGACAAGGTAGCGGGCCTGTCTAATTCTTGCACCGACACAAAATGAAACTCTAAGTTTTGCGTGGGTCTTGGATAGAGGTATATCTCAATATCAGGAAACGTCATGTTGACCCACATAACTTGTGGGAACGTGGACGTAACGGTCTTAACAGCAATACCGTTGTACTGCTGTTGGTTAATCATCTTGATGCCATACGACACGCCACTAGGCGCTTTGAAGTATGTTGCATCGTCTAGCAAAATGGGGCGGTTGCCTACAAAGTCACCTGTTGGGCCAAGTGTGCGGCTGATAAGACTTGCAGGCCAAGTAAAGACCTGATCTTCTGTGCAAAACACCGACAAACGCTCAGTGTTCCAACTGTCAATCATCTGATTGAGCGCCATCAAGGCGTCTTGTGACGTGGCCGCAGAGGGCGTTTCACCTTCAGCAAGCACGCCAAGGAGCCTAAGCGCCCGATTGATTTGTTCGCCAGCGGTGTACGTTGTCATGCTTAGACCTCTTCAGTAGTCACTTTTCTACGGCGTTTAACTTCCAGCACGTTCACAGGAGCCGCTTCAGGTTCAGAAAGCGTGTCTGGATTATAACGAGTCCAGCCATTTTGTTCATCTGTTTCGGCTTCAAGTTCCATTGTGGCAATTTTAGCGCCGTGGACAGGATGGACTAAAGTAATATTCATATTAGAAAGGGGGTGATTAGCCCCCTTTTGGTTAGGATTGGCCGTGGATAACGCAAAAGTTGATGACAACAGCTTCTGACAGCGAGCCGCCAGAGATGTTGCGCAACGTAATGCTGACAGAACCAGAAGCAAGCGCGTTAGCAAATACGTTGTATGAGCCAGCGGTAGCTTGACCACCAGAAATTGTCAAAATCACGGTGTCATTTGCGCTGATTGTGCTGTTGTTCAAAGTGAACGTCGCATTGGTAGAGGTAGCCAAAGACGCATTGTTCATTGTGATGCGGCCCATAGACTTGTCCAGCGTTACCGCTGTGGACTTGCTTGTTGCCTGTGTCACAGTGCCTTGAGCCGCCGCGCTGTAGCCAATTTCAGTAGTGGCGTAAACGGTTGTGCCAACAACTGTAGATGGTGTTGTTGAACCGATTGCGCTGCTATCAATTACCGCGCCACTTACGGTAGTGCCCGCAGTTAGTTCAGGGTCGCTAAAAGCAACGCCAACAGGTTTTGTATTTGCCATGATGTTTCCTTTAAAAATGAGGGCCGAAGCCCCCATTGTTTACTTCAAGAAAGCCGAGTAAGCCGCGTCGCCGGTACGCACAAAACGGTATGTGTGTGCGCCGTGACGTGGGACAGTCACAGAACCAAAAATCGTAATGCCAGTGCCTGTTGTAACAGGAACGGTAGACGATGATCCGGTATTGTTGTTGTTGCAGATTGTCAACTCAAAAGCAGAGCCAACTTTTGCGCTAGGAATAGCTGCATCAAGCAACGCTGCTGTGGGCAACGTAACTGTCAATGTAGCATCGCTGCCTTTGTTGCAAACAACCAAACCAACAACCACTTGATCAGCGGTCAACGTGGTGTCGCCGGTCAAGGTTGTGGGAATAGTTTGAACCGTCAGTTGTGCTTCGAGCAAGTTGCCGTCACCAATTTGATAACCGCCTGCGCCATTAGGTAAAGCCATGATAATTTCCTTAAAAAGATGTTAAGACGAAAGGGGCCGAAGCCCCGTTCAGATTAGCCCCAGATGCGGCAGCCCATTTGTGGACGAATCGTATTGAAACCGTACAAAACGTCAATACGGCAAGGCATACGGTCATTGTTAATATCGTACTGGCGCACGACACGCAAAGAGATACCGTTGTGAACTGCGCGAGCAGCCATATCAACACCTTGTGGCAACAACAAGTCAGCGGTCGCAAAAGTGATCGCATCTTTGTGATAGACCAAGTTCTGTGCGTACTGGCTAGAAGCAGCACCCACAAACACAACAGCAGCACCGGAAGCAGGGAAGCTGTCCACGGTGGCCAAAGCATTGGCAGAAGTGTAGATAGGAGCAACAGTCACAGTGATTGCAGTGCTAACAGCAGTTGCATCGGCCAAAGCTACAAACTGGAACAACGAACCAGTGGATTCACGGGTTTGTGGGTTCACAGCAAAGCAACCAGCAACAGTGAACACGTCACCGGCTTTAACTGTCAAGGCAGAGCCAATAGTCAAAGCAATGCTTGTAGCGCCTTGAGTAGTCACAGTAGTGGTCACAGAATTGCCGGTGGCAACGCGTGAGCCAGTTGTGTGCTGCTTGATAGACTGAGACATGTTGATCTCGTCAAAGCCCAACACGCCAGTGCCCATCATGCCGTTCTTAAACTGCTTGCTGATGGTGTCTGTAGGATTGAACAAACCCTTCATGCCTTCAACCAAACCAGCGTTAGCGGCAGGGTTGACAGTGGCGTAACGGGGTGACATCACGGCGGCGTTTTCGTTCAGCTTCTGTTGGGCCTGCAAGAGAACCAAAGAAGTTGCAGGCGTAGTGCCAGGTGTACCAACGGTGTTACCGATGGTTTTGTACGCATTGGCCACGTCTGCATCAATAGAAGATGCCAACTGGCTGATACGGGGCTTTAACACACGCTCTGCGAAGTCGTCCAATTGCATGGTCAATTCAGCAGATGTGAAGTTAACACCGATGTGCTTTTGTGAAGCAACGGTCAATGTGGTGAACTGCTCGTTGTCGTCTTGCACTTGCAAGGCGGCGCCGTCAGTTACCAAAGCGCGGTCAGGTAAACGGATACGCAGTGTAGAGCCGATCTTTGCGCCTTCAACAGCGAAAGAGTCGTCATACTGGCGGTTCACGTTGCGGGTCAATACCAGATTGTTTTCCAAGATCTCCAACGCTTTGCGTGTGATCATGTCAATCGTCAGAATACTATTAGACATATTAAAAATCCTTTAAAAGTTAGCGGTTCTGCGCTTCCCACTTCTTTATCTGTCGTTTGCGTTCAGCTTCAATCCACTGCGAATCCGTCATGGTCTTGGTAGACCTAGGATCAGTAGTGTCATAAGCCGACACTCCAGCGGAGCGTGCGGTGACAGGAGAAATCGGCGCTGGCGCAGATGTTGTTTTCTTAATCAGGGGTGTTGAAACCAATTTGGCCTCAATTTTCCCAATTTCTTTCGCCTGACCGAGTGGCGTCATGCGTGAGATACGATCTGCTTCTTTTGGATTTGAGCCAAGGTAGTACGCTAACTCAGGCCCAATGTCCGAAGACTGGATCGTTTCAGCCATCACGTT